AACAGCGGGGGCTTCGGCCCCTGCTTCACATGGAAGAATAGCCATGAAGGTTGTAACCGTATCAAAGACCGGCACGGGATCAAGCAGCACGATCATCATGAATACCAACATCAGCCCGTTCAATGTGGGCTTTGGTGTCTCGGTATCCGGCACTGTCAATTACACCGTGCAGCATTCATTTGACGATCCTGCAGGCACGATTTCAACTTGGTTTAGCCATCCCACGGTTGCCGCTCAAACGGCCAACGCTGATGGCAATTACGCATTCCCTGTTAGTGCCATCAAACTGCTCGTTAACTCAGGCTCTGGCACTGCAACGCTAGAACTCATACAAGCAGGTATTTGATGGCTCCGGTTGGCTACTCAAGCGTTGCCAATCAAGCCAATACCTCTGATGGCTTTGCTCAAGGTGTTGGCGCTCAAAACGTCATTGGCGGCACGGATTGGGGCCTGGACGTTGGTGATGATGGCGTAGTTGATGTTTATGGCGTAACGCCAACAACAACTTTTTATATCCTGGATGAGACATCACCAGGATATGTGCTGCAAGAAGACAGCAGCAAAATCGTATTGGAGCAATCGTAATGGCCGACCAGAAAATTAGCGCAATGCCAGCAGCCGCAACGCTGACGGGCGCAGAGCTTGTGCCGTTAGTGCAAAGTGGCGCGAATGTGCGATCAACCATTAGCTCTTTGAAAGCTTTTGGCGCAGCTTATGGCGGCTTTAGCAGCACCCTAGATCAGACGGGAAGCACTACTGTTGGCACGGCCATGACCTGCAATACGGTAGATATTACCGATGGCATTACGGTGGTTAGCAATAGCCGTTTTACGGTGCCCAATGACGGCATTTATAACTTTCAGTTCAGCGCCCAGTTTAAGAATGTCGCTAATGAGCAGCACATTGTCACGATTTGGATTAAGGTTAACGGTTCAGATCTTGCCAACTCATCCACGCAGATTACGGTGCCAGCCAGAAAGAACGCAGGCATCTTTGGTTTCGCGGTGGCCGCCTGGAACTTCTACTTAGATCTGAACGCTACTGACTATGTGCAGTTGTTTTGGCTGCCTGAATCGACGGATGTAACGCTGGAGGCACTGCCATCAAGTGTGACGCCTGCGTACCCGGCTATTCCTTCGTTGATTGTTACCATGGGGCAGATAGCTTAAATGCCTGCCAAGACTAAAGCGCAGTTCCGGCTGATGAAAGCGGCTGAGAACAACCCTAAGTTTGCCAAGAAAGTAGGCATTCGACCTGATGTGGCTGCAGAGTTTACGCAGTCCAATGTGAAGGGGAAATCGTATGCAAAGCTTCCTGAACAGCTTAAGAACGGTGGTCCGAGCCTGGCGATTGGCCGTGGTGAGAAGCTTCCGGCAGATCAAGGCGCGGGTCTTACCGCCAAGGGTAGAGCGAAATACAACCGAGAAACAGGATCAAACCTGAAGGCACCACAGCCACAAGGAGGGCCTCGTAGAGACTCTTTTTGTGCAAGAATGGGTCCGGTTGCCGAAAAATCTGAGCGTGGATCGCGTGCAAGAGCATCGATGAGGCGCTGGAACTGCCCAGGATGGTGAGATGGCCTATTCAGACACATACGGTCAGGTTTTCTCAGTCCAAACGCTTATAGATCACGCCGCAAGGCGTTGTGGCAAGCTGGCTGAAGAGTTAACCAGTGAACAGCTTATTACGGCCAAAGAGTCGTTGGGATTCGTTTTAACGAACCTCATCAACATTGGTATTCAGTATTGGGCTGTCAAGAAAGAAATTATTGGCTTAACGCCAGAGAAATACATTTACACCTTGCCTGTCGGGGCAAATGATGCGCTTAATGTGCTCTACCGCACCATGCAGCGCCCTGATGGAAGCTATTCAACCAGTGCAGGTGGCAGCGCAGCCTTCGCAGGCGATAGCGACGTTGATACTTACTGTTTACAAACGAGCACCAATGGCAATATTGCAGTCGATTTTGGCACCAATAACCCAATTTATGCTGGGTCAATCGGCCTTCTCCCCTATGTTTCTGGTGGTGGAAGTGCCGCCTGGACGCTTACCCTTGAGTATTCCGTTGATAACTCAACCTGGAACACGCTCTACGACATCGGAACCGTTACCGTCACTGATAAGCAGTGGCTCTGGTATGACATCGACCCAGGCCAAAGCGTCCGATATTACCGAGTAAGGGCGTCTGGCGGCACAACGCTGGGTTTACGAGAGTTTTATGTTGGTAATGACTCGCGTGAAATCCAAATGGCACGATTAAATCGTGACGATTACACCAATTTGCCCAACAAAAACTTCACAGCCAACCAGCCTTACCAGTTTTGGTTTAACCGGACCATCCCGCAACCTGAAATCTACCTCTGGCCAGTGCCTAATGAGTGGTACGTCCAGATGACTGTCTGGTATTCCAAGCAAATTATGGATGTTGGCGACCTTACTGATGAGGTTCAGATCCCTCAGCGCTGGTATTTGGCCACAGTGGGCATGTTGTCTCATCAATTGAGCATGGAATTACCGCAAGTTCCTCTTGAGCGCATTAAATACCTTGAAGACCAGGCTGCAAAGTACCTTAATCTTGCCGAGCAAGAAGAGAGAGACCGCAGTCCAATTTACTTTGCAGTTAACATAAATCCATATACAAAATAATGCCAAGATTTCTTGACACAGAGGGCTACTCAGACATAGCGATCGGCATATGTGATCGCTGTCGCATGAAGCGTCCTCATGTCACCCTTGGCCCTGACATCAACTTTCCCGGTTTGATGGTTTGTGAAGAGAATTGCAGGGATGAAAAGGACCCTTACCGTCTGCCTGCAAGACAAACAGAGCGAATCAACTTACGTTTCCCTAGGCCTGATGTATCCGTAGCTGCCATTCAGAACAATTTAGTGTTGAATGACCAGCAAACGATTATTCTCTCAACAGAAGGCAATACCAATCTGATTGAGAATGACGGAAACCTTGATGGAATAGCGATCTCACCATAATGGCTAATCAAACGATAACCCAATTGCCCAATGCTCAAGCCCTCACGGGCACTGAGCTTGTACCCATTGTTCAGAATGGGGGTACGGTCAAGACGACCACGGGTGCCATATCAGCCATTTCAGGCGGTGGTGGCGGCAGTGGCGTATCGGGCTACTCAGGATTCTCTGGCTTTTCTGGGTTCTCGGGCGATAACCCCGGCTCGAGCGGTTATTCGGGCCTTAGCGGCTATTCAGGACTATCAGGCTACAGCGGCCTCTCAGGATACTCAGGATCGGGCATATCGGGCTTTTCTGGCTTCTCAGGCCTTGGTCTATCAGGCTACTCAGGGCAAAGCGGCTTTTCAGGCCTCTCAGGGTTCTCTGGACTCTCAGGATTCTCTGGCCTTTCAGGTTACTCAGGGTCTGGTGTCTCAGGCTACTCAGGCTCTGGCATTTCTGGTTATTCGGGATTCTCAGGTCTTGGCTTATCAGGCTATTCAGGACTCTCTGGGTTTTCTGGCGGCTCAGGATTTTCCGGCCTTTCTGGCTTTTCTGGTCTTTCTGGCTACTCAGGATCAGGGATTTCTGGCTATTCAGGGTCGGGCATATCAGGGTTTAGCGGCTTTTCAGGCGCAGGCCTTTCTGGCTTTTCAGGTTTAAGTGGCTTTTCTGGATTGTCAGGCCTTTCTGGATTCTCTGGTCTCTCAGGGTTTTCTGGCGCCGGCTCTGCGATTACCGTCTCTGATGAAGGTATCCCGCTCACAACTAATGTCCAGTCATTTGATTTTGTAGGCGCTGGTGTAACGGCCACAGCAGTTGGTAATGCTGTAACGGTCACTATTTCTGGTGGCGGTGGTGGCGGAACTTCCGGATACTCAGGCTTCTCGGGTATCAGCGGGTTTTCTGGGATTAGCGGATTTTCTGGTATTAGCGGCTTTTCTGGAATCAGTGGCTTCTCAGGTTCTGGCATTTCAGGTTTTTCAGGCGTGTCTGGATTTAGCGGTACATCCGGATTTAGCGGCCTCTCAGGATTTTCTGGCGTCTCAGGCTTCTCAGGGATTTCTGGCTTTTCTGGTCTTAGTGGATTCTCTGGACTCAGCGGGTTTTCAGGCCTGAGTGGATTCTCAGGCGCATCAGGATTCTCAGGCATCTCGGGATTCTCTGGTGCTGGTACATCAGGCTTTAGCGGAACCTCGGGGTTTAGTGGCTTCTCAGGATTAAGCGGCTTCTCAGGACTTAGTGGATTTTCAGGACTAAGCGGATTTTCTGGACTCAGTGGATTCTCTGGCCTTAGTGGTTTCTCAGGAATTTCCGGATTCTCTGGAATATCCGGGTTTTCTGGCGCTGGAACGTCTGGATTCTCTGGCTATTCAGGCTCGGGCGTATCGGGTTTCTCAGGGGTTTCTGGATTCTCAGGCATATCGGGATACTCAGGTGCTGGAACTAATATCTCGGTATCAGACGAGGGTTCTCTCTTAACGTCTGGCGTTACAAGTTTTGACTTCGTTGGGTCTGGTGTTACTGCATCAGCCGTCGGAACTGCCGTTACCGTGACGATTAGTGGTGGCGGAGGTGGAGGCGGAACAGGTTACGCAACCTTTACTTTTACAGGTGATGGCACCACCACATCGTTTAATACCAGCACGAGCGGATTAACCGTTAACAACGTACTGGTCTTAGAAAACGGCATCACGCAAGTCCCGACCACCGACTACACCATTTCAGGTACAAGTGTTGTCTTTACGACTGCGCCAGCAAGCGGTGTAGCCATTCAGATTCGAGTTCTTGGTGGTGGTGGCGGTGGTGCATCAGTAATACTTGAAAACCAAAGAACGATCTCAAGCAATTACACCATTACAGACGGATATAACGGGTTAAGTGTTGGGCCTGTAACTATAAACACGAGCGTTGGCGTTACGGTAGGAACCGGCGAACGCTGGGTTGTAATGAATTTCTAAAGGAAGAATCATGTCCTCATTTGTTGCTCAGGGTAACGCTAGTGGATCTGGCGCACACACACTCCAGTCATCTGCAACCAACAGCTCTATCACGCAAACGCTGCCGACCGTTGCAAGCACAACGATTGGTTATCTGAACACGCCGCTGGATGCAAAGACAGCCGATTACCCCATTGTTGATGGCGATCAAGGCAAGACGATCTTATTGTCATCCGGCTCTGGTGTGACGTTCACGATCCCTGCCAATGCTTCCGTGGGTTTTGAAAACGGTACTGTGCTGACGTTCATCAACATGAGTTCCAGCAGCTTATCGATTGCGATCACATCCGACACGATGTATCTCGCTGGCACTGGCTCACAAGGCACTCGTACGCTTGCTCAGTACGGTATCGCAACGGCCATTAAGATGACTTCAACGACTTGGTTGATCTCTGGTAACGGCTTGACCTAAGGGGTTGTTATGACAGGCATACTCAACGCCCTTATTGCGGGTGTCTCTGGCGCAGTCAAAGACGCTTACTTCAACCTTGTGTCCTTGCTACTCCCAGGCAACGGCACTAACGGCGCTCAGAACAACACCTTCCTAGACAGCAGCGCCAATACCTTCACCATCACCCGCAACGGCAACACAACGCAGGGTACGTTCAGCCCGTTCAGCCAGACTGGGTGGGGGAATTATTTTGATGGCAATGGGGATTACTTAAGCGCCACTGCAAACTCTGCTTTTGATTTTGGAACTGGTGACTTTACGATTGAAGCATGGGTTTACACGGACGGAACAACAGAGTCTTTTGGTAAAAGGGTTGTAAACAAATTTGTTTCAAATGGCTGGCTTCTTGAAGTTTTAAGAACAAGCGGGAATACCGTTAGATTTTTATGGGTGAATTCAAGTAATGTGACGGTCGCTGATATAGGCACTAATGATGCTTTTACAGCGTTTACATGGCATCACATCGCAGTTTCACGAAGTGGTGCAAATATATCGTTATATGTTGATGGATCAAGAAAAGCAACATCGTCATCCGTAAGCGGTGGTACAGACAATGTTTCTAATAATTTATTGATTGGATCGGCAAACCTTGCTGATACTCATTTTGATGGGTATATTTCCAACGCTCGTTTGGTTAAAGGAACGGCTGTTTATGACCCAACGCTCACATCAATTACTGTCCCAACAGCACCATTAACAGCAATCACAAACACATCGCTCCTTACCTGCCAATCCAATCGTTTCCGTGATGCAAGTACTAATAACTTTACGATCACTAGAAACGGTGATACCAGCGTAACCCCCTTCTCTCCCTTCGCCCCAACACAGTCCTACTCAGCAGCAGTGGGTGGTAGCGGGTATTTTGATGGGACGGGGGATTATTTGAGTGTGGCTGATAACACAGCGTTAGACATGGAAGCGTCTGACTTTACAATGGAGTGCTGGGTTTATCTTAACGAAACACCAAGCTCATCCGACGGAATTTTTG